CTACTTCACGTAGCCGCTTCGCAGCGAGGTTGCGGTCGACGTCACGTTCGCATCGGACAGCGCTGAGTCGTTGTAGACCAGGTCGAGAACCTCGAAGCCTGCACCACCGCCGACGTTGAACTGGCCGTTCGACGGAGCAGCCGTACCGGAACCGACCTTGACGCCGTCGATCCACAGCGCCGCGGTCGCGCCGCTCATCACCAGGGTGAACACGTGCGGCGCCGTGTCCGCGGTCAGGGTGCTGTTGATCGCAGCGCCTCCCGACGTCGCGTACGTCCCGAACTTCGCGCCGTTGACCCGGAGGAGCACGCCGAGGAGGTTGAGGAACAGCTTCCCGTTCGCGTCTGCCGCGTCGGTCAGGCGGCCGACGACCGTCACAGTGGCGATGCCAGGGGTCGCTCCGAGATACCCGCCGATGCTCGTCGTCGACGACACCAGCGCGGGGTTCCTCTTGAACAGCGAGTCCACGACCCCGGTCGGCCGCGACGCCACGGTCCCCTGTGTCAGCTGCACCGTTCCCGTCAGGGGCGGCACGGAGGCGATCTGCTGCCCGGCCGCACGCCCACTGAGGTCCCAGCGGTTCGTCGCCGCGGTCGGCAATGCCGGGGCGATGTAGAGCGACACCCAGCCCAGCTTCACCATCTCGTTCGCCACGAAGGTCGCGATGGCCCGGCGGCCCGCCGCGTTCGGGTGCACGTCGTCCTGGCGGAACGACCGCGGCGTCAGCCCCGCGTCGATGTCCGACTGGTCATCAGTCGTGAAGGTAATTCCAGCCGACGTCGCCGCCGCCGCCGTTCGCAGCCACGCGCCGACGTCCCGGTACTGCTCGGGGAACGCCTCGAGGTACGCGTAGTTCGTCGCGTCCGGGGACACCTGCCCCGCCCAAGGCAGAACGCTCAGCACGAGGAACCGCGTGTTCGCGTAGGCGACCATGCGCCGCACGGCGTTCACGTTGCCGGTGACGTCCTGCGCGCCGTTGCGTCCGGCGGCGAAGACCTGGACGGCCTCCCTGTTGAAGACGCTGGTCGCGTCCGCGGGCACGAACTTCACCGCACCAGACAGCGGCACCGCAGCACCCGGCGTCGTGCGCGAGAAGGTGAGCGTGTTGGACGGCTGATCCCACGACAGCGTGCCGGGCACGCCATGAGACGAGCCGAGACGCGATCCGCTGTAGGACCCGCCGAGCGGGTTGATGTCGGCCGTGACGGTCACGGAGCCGGACGTCGGGATCTGCGCACCGCTGAACGTCAGCTGCGCGAGGATTCCGCCCTGACGGGCGCCGACCTGGGGTGAGGACTGCCCCCACTTCCCGCCGTTGTAGACGGGCACGCCGGTGAGCTGCGCGAGCAGGTCCGGGTAGGAGTCAGTACCGACCCCGATCTCCGTGATCGAATCGCCCCAGCAGGCGATCGCGGTCACAGACGCGGGAGTGCGAGCCTGGGTGCCGGCGACACCATCGGCTCCCGTGGGGCCTGCCGGTCCGGTGGGCCCGGCCGATCCTGCGGGGCCAGCAACGCCCGCAGGACCCGCAGGGCCTGCAGGTCCTGCGGGGCCAGCGGGGCCGCGTGTCTTCGCGACGGCGGCTCCCTCGACAGTGGCCGGATCACCGAGTGTCATCGCGAGAGCTGCACGCATCACATCGGGCAGCAGGAAGGTCGTCTGGTCGACCAAGGGGATGATGCTGCCCTCAGGCAGGGTCGCCATCCCCGTCTCCTGATTGACCGTGATCGGGCCCTGCTTCGGTAGGGCCGACGCGGGGTCCACGCCGTCGCCGATCCAGAACGCTCCGGTGTCCGATGCGACGACGATCTCTCGGGCGAGCGGCACATCAGAGGACGAGAGGATCTCAGCCTCGGTCGTGCCGCGCTGCAGCATACGGGTGAAGGTGGTGGCCATCGGCACTCACTTCCTGGGGTCTGGCCGACGGCGTCGGCTCATGCGGTGGTCGGTCGGGCGCCGGTCGGCCAGGCGCTGTCGTCACGTGCCTGCCGAGCGGCCCGGGCGCGGTCGATCTTCTGCTGCTCGATCGCGGTGAACACGATCGGCGGCTTCGTCCGCTCGACGGCGGCGGTCAGCGCGTCGTTCGAGTCGGTGAGGATGGTGACCATCAGGTGCTCGGCATCGCGTTCACGGATGACCGTGTCGAGGTCCTCGCGGACGGCGCGGAGCTCGGTCCACACCTCGGTGATCGCGACGTCACGCGCGGACGCGGGGCGCGGGGGCAGACGACGCTGGACGAACAGCAGCACGGCGCCGACGGACCCGCCGCTAGCGGTGATCAGGGCGATGAGGACGGCGTCGCTCACGTGCGCTCCTTCGGCTTGGGCGCCTCCTCGCGCTCCGAAAGGTGCAACGCTCGGTAGAACGGGACGACAGACACCGCCATCGGCAGGACGGCATACGCGAGGCGTTCCCAGTCCCCGTCCGCGTGGGTGCGGACGATGATCGACACCGCGTAGGCGAACAGGCTCAGGATCAGCACGTACTCGGACAGGATCTCAATCAGGAGCACCCGCTCGGGCAGCGGGTGCCGCGACGGCAGCCGCTCCCGGTACCGGCGGGACACCTGCACGCCGACGATCGATCCCACCGACGCGAGGATGATGATCGCCGGGATCCCCACCGACCACGCCCGGCCCAGGGTGACAGCCACCGTGGTGATGCCGAACACGGCCGTGAGGACGCCGTAGACGGCGAGGAACGCGTACTTCACCGTCAGCGTCACGTACAGCGACGGGTGCGGCTCGTACTGCACGTCCTCACCCCAAGCGCGGCCGACGGCGGTGCGAAGTCGGCGGCCGCTCACGGTGCCTGCTCGTTGCGCAGGTCGAGCGTCGACGGCGCGAACTGCGCGGGCTGCAGCGCCTGCGACTTCGCCGCGGCCTGCTCCTTCGCGACCGCGCGCGGGGTCGACCCGAAACCGATGGCGGTCAGCCACCGGTTCACGGTCGGGAGGGCGATGATCGCGGTCAGCGCCGAGTTGATCGCGAGGGCCTGCACACCGACCGCCGTGAGCCCGGTCGCCGCCGGCCACTGGCCCTGCACGATCTGGATGATCTGCGGGATCAGCGGCAGCAGGGTGAGCGCCGTTGTGAGCGCGGTCCTGAGGACGCGCTGCCCTCGGTACCAGATCGCCTCGACGTCGAACTTCTTCGGCTCGGTGACCTCGTGGTCTGCCATGGTCAGGCTGCCTTCTCGTTCGCGATCTGCTTGTCGATCTGCGCCGACCGCGGGAAGCCGAGGTCGACGCGGTTGGTCTGGATGTCCTCGAGCAGGTCGATGACCTGCGTCGGCGTCATGCGCCGGTACAGGGTGCCGATGCCGCGGGTGGCCTTCGCGTTCGCGACGGCGTGCGCCTTCCGGCCCGTACCGCGCGCGGTGAGCTCGCCGAAGTCGTAGTAGGTGCGGGTCTTGCTGGACTGTCCGTGTCGCATGTCGCTGCCCTCCGAGGGGATCGGTGCGGGTGGGTTGGGTGCCGGCGCGGGCGTCGGCGGTGCCGGGTTGACGTCGTTCGCGACGATCTCGGCAGCGTTCGGGTACGGCGGCAGGAGCTCGGCGCGGGTCGCCATCTCGTGGTGCCACTGCTCGCCGAAGTTGATGCCGGTGTGGGTGCCGCCGCGGGCTTCGACGAGCTCGTGGAGCTTCGCGAACTCTTCGGCGGTCAGCGCCCGGTTGGAGCCGTCCGGCATCGTGATGCCGAAGTCGATCGCGTTGCCGTGCAGGACCTCGTCGTGCCGGGAGGTGAACGGAGGTGCGACGGCGACGCCAAGGATGAACCGGTTCGCCCACAGCGCGGACTGCCGGACCCGGGACCGCATGGCCTCGTTGACCGACAGGAACCCGATGGCGCCGCGGTCGCGCTGCCAGGCGTTGAAGTCGGCGATGACGGACAGCACCTGGAGTGCGATCCGGGCCGACATGACAAACTGCTCGACGCCGCGAAGGTCCCCGTACGAGGACTTCCCGACGCTGAATCTGGCGACCATGGGTCTCCTTCAACGAGAAGAGCCGCCCCCGGAGGGACGGCTCAGATGGACGGCAGGGTCAGGCGATGCGCGTGACGGAGAGCTTCACGTCCGGCTTGTTCGCCGTCGACGCGTGCTGCTGGAACAGCCACACCGCGAGTGGGTTCGACGCGGACACCCAGCCGTTCCACGTCACCGTCGCGATGTACTCCCCGTCGGGCAGCGGCGCTCGAGCGAGGCTGTCCGCGGACGCGTTCGCCGGCGCGATCTCCACGAACGACCGGCCGTCGGAGCCGGGGGCGCCGAGCTTCATCGTGGCGGAGATGACGTAGTGGCCGTCGTCGAGCTTGAACGCTCCGGCCTGCATGTCCATCCACCCGGCGTCACGGACCACCGTGGGGCTGAACGTGAGAGCGGCGACCCGCTGGCCGCTGCCGACGTTCTGCGCCGTGCGGGTGCCCTGCCACGTGCCCTGCGTCGGGCCCGCCTCCCACGTTGGGCTCGTCAGCGTGCCGCCGGCCCGGTAGGGGCGCTTCACGTCGGTGCACTCGATCGTCGTGCCCTTGAGGAACCGCAGCGGGCTCGCGGCGAGCACGGCGTCCTTCGACGCGGACAGCAGCCGGGGCTGCAGCGCCGGGAGGAGCGTCAGCAGCGTCGCGGCGGCGAGGGTCTGCCCGGCCGCCCGGACGATGCTGTGCAGCGGCAGGAACACCCGGCCGGGTGCGAGCTGCGCGAGCTGCGGCGCGGTCAGAACCGTCAGCAGCACCGGCATCGTCGCGTTCTCGGGGTCGTACAGCAACCCGATGTTGTACGTCGTCGACGCGGTGACGGCCGGCACGGTGAGCGTCTTCGTGACGTCCAGCTGGTGCCCGAAGCCGTTCACCACCGCGCGGGCCGGACCGCGGGTGGAGGGCTTCACGGTCACGGTGTCGTTGATGTTCAGCACGATCGCGTACGGGTTGCCCCAGTCGTCGAGGACACCGGAGCCGGACGCGCCGACGGTCTGCGCCCACGCGTCGTCGGACAGGTCCGCTCCGACGAGCGGGAACGAGGTCTCAGCCATGCGGGTCTCCTCAGCTTGCTTGCAGTCGGTCGATGGCGCGGAGCGCCTTCGCGACGTTCTTGTTCGTCTTCGTGGTCCAGTTCGAGGCGTCCCGTGAGCCGACGACGCCGGTGATCGTCTCCGTCGCCTGCCCGTTCGACCGCTCGACCGTCGTCGTGACCTCACGGACCACGTCGGTGAGGGGTAGCCCGTCGAGGCTGACCGCGACCCGGTCGCCGACCTGCCAGTCACGCCGGTACCGGACGTCGACGGAGTCAGCGACGGTGAAGCTGATGGACACCGGCTCCGCGCCGTCCGCGAGGGCGTCGTCGCCGGCCTGCACGAGCTCGTCGTAGTTCGTCGTCGACGCCTGGTCGATGAGCTGCTCGACGCGGGCCCCCCACGTCGTCTCCGCGTCCGCCGAGGTGCGTTCGACGAGGACCCGCGCGGCACCCTCACCGCCGCCCGCGACGATCGCGGACGTGACCGTGGGGCGGGTGAGCGTGTACGACCAGTCATCGCCGATCGTCGCACCGGTGAAGTCGTTGCCGGTCCCGAACCGGACGTTCCCCGACAGGTCAGCGACCGGACGGACGACGACCTCGAGGTACGGGCCCGACGCGTCCTCGCTGTGGAGGATGTCGACGTGCAGTCCGCCGGACTCGGCGACATCAGCGACGACGGCGAGCAGCTGATCGAACCGGCCCTGCACGGACACGTTCTTCCCGCGGCCCTGCGTGGCCGGCACACGCAGTTTCGCGATGCGCCTGCCCGGGAGGGCAGTCGGGCCTGCGTTCGCCGCCGTGTAGCCCAGCAGGACCGTCTCCGCGGGACCCGACCGGTTGTCGTACGCCTTCGTCTGCGACGCGACCGGCACAGCCGGGTCCGGGAGGATGCCGCGGCCAGCGAGCTGCGTGAGATCCGACCAGCCGGACACCGTCGACTCTTGAGCTCCACGGTCGATCTGCACGATCGGCCCCGACATGATCTTCACGCCGCCGCGGAACAGGATGACCCCGTTGCCAGCGGTGAGCAGCCCAGTCAGTCCCTCGTTGCGTGCGGTCACCGACCAGGCGCCGGGGACCGCCGCGAGGACGTTGTGCCGCTCGACGACGTCGAGCTTCGACCAGAACCGCACCGGGTCGAACACACGGCGCAGGTTCACGTCGCGCGGTTGGATCGTCCAGTTGCCGCTCACCACGCCGCCTTCCACTGCGGCGTCCACCGCATCACCAGGCCCGCACCGTCACCGGCGGTCGAGAGGACCACCGACACCCGGTTCACGCCCGGGCGGAGCGGCGCGAACGTGGCACCCATCGTGATGCGGTCCCACGCGATCGCGCCGTCGAGCCGCGCGGATCGTGCACGGGGGTCGGTGACGAGGCGGAGGATCTGACCGGCGGGGACACCGCCGGGAACGTCGACTGACGTACCCGGGTAGGTGACCGTCACCGACGGGACCGGGCCGAGGACCTCGTACTCCGTCCACGTCGGGACGTCGCCCTCGACGGGGATCGGCATGTTCTCGCCGACGACGGTCGAGGGGCTGATGCTGCGCGGCCACGGCGCTGTACCGGTGCCGTCGCCGAGGAAGTCCTCACCGGAGACGATCGAGTACGACCGCTCCACCGGCTCACGGGCGTGCCAGTACGGCGACACGGCGACGAACGTGAGCCCGTACGTCGCCCAGTCCTCACCGGACGCGTCACCGCCCTCCTCGCCCTCCATGCCGCCCTTGTAGGTGACGTCGAGGACCCGCTCACCCTTCGACGAACGGGCGACCAGCCGGCAGGTGCCGACCTGGCCGATGTCGACGTCGTCCCACGCGGACACGATGCCCTGGAACTCGTCGAGGATCGCGAAGAACTCCGCCTGCGACTCGTCTGACCACAACCCGATGGGGAGGAACACCTCCCGCTCGAGCACGTTCACCTCCTGCAGCCACGACCCGGCCATGCCGGGTGTGGTGCCGGTGACGACGTCCACGGGTGGGAGGCGGAGGCCGGTCGCGCCGGGCATGAGCACCCGGCCCGACCGGCCACCCGCGAGGACCACCGACACGGCGCCGTCGAGGGACTCGAGGGACAGCACCCGGGAGTCCGTCGGCCCCGGGATCGGCGGCAGCGGTGGGTCCGACGGGTCAGGAGTGTTCGCCCCGTTGTTGCCGTCGATGACGTTGAACACGTCCCCGTTGCCGTCGATGACGGCGGCGATCACCGAGCCCGGTGCGCCTCCGTCGATGGTGTCCTGATCCATCCGAGCACCTTCCTCGTCAGCCGCCGGTCATAACGTCGACCTTGTGCCAGGCGTTCAGGAGCTGCTGCTCCGTGAACGGCTTGTCGTAGTTCTGCACGGTCAGCGATGCGCTCCGTCCGCCCGTCCCCGCACCGGCCGGCGCAGCGGACTGCGCGGCAAGCGTCGGAGAGGTCAGCCGAGGCGCGTACGCCGCAGCTGACGGGATCCGCACCAGGTCACCCATGGCGTTCGCCACGGACTTGAACTGGCCACGGATGCCGGTCTCCACGCCGGCGCCGATCTGCGCGCCGACCTGGTCGCGCAGCACACGCGACGGGGAGTGGATGCCGAGCGCCTGCTTGATGCTCGACACCAGCCGCTCCGCGAGCCGCTTCATCTGCTTGACCAGCGCCGGTTCCTTCGCCTGCAGGCCGCGGAGGATGCCCGTCGCCGCGTTGATACCGGCGTCGTACATCGCGGTCGACGTCGACTTCCCGAGCGCCGACCCCGCAGACCCGAGCTGACCCTTCAGCTTCTTGATCTGCGCGATGCCCGACTTGCCGCTGTCAGCGATCGACTGCGCCACGCCCAGCGAGTCGACGCCGCCTCGAGCGAGCTCGTCGTACGTGGCCTTGTCGAGACCCTTCTTCTTCAGGTTCGCGAGGACGGCGGTGAACCGCTTCGTCTGCGCGATCTCGTTCTGCAGGTTCGCGACGTACCCGCCGGCCGTTGTCTGCTCTCCGGCGTTCACGGACCCGGTGACGTCGTCGCGGATCGACTTGGCGTAGTCCGCCTTGTCCTTCCGCAGATCGAGGACCTTCTCCCGAGCCGCCTTGATGCGGTCCAGGATCCTGTCCTGCTGCCCGGCGAGACGCTTCAGCCCCTTCGTGAGGGTGTCGGTCACCTGCAGCACTGACTGCTTCACCGTCTGGTTGATCTCGCCGGCACCGAACGACTTCGACACGGCGGCCGCGAGGTCCTTCGTCGCCTTGCTCACGCCCGGGGCGGATCCGGCGAGGCCCTGCTTCAGGCCCTCGCCGACGAACCCACCGATGTCGCGGAACAGCCTCGACGGGGAGTGGATCCCGAGGAAGCTCTTCACAGCCTCAACCGAGTTCCGGATCGGCGCGAGAACCGCATCGCGGATGCCGCCGGCGACGGACTGCGCTCCGGAGATGAAGCCGCGCATTACGTTCGCGCCGACGCTGACGAGCATCCCGCCCAGGCCAGACACCGCGCCGAGGATCCGACCCGGCAGCCCCGCGAAGAACGACACCGCTGAGCCGATCGCCGAGCCGATGCCGGCGGCCAGACTGCGGGCGGCGCCCACCGCCACGTTGAACCCGGCGGCGACTCCGGCTGCCATGGTCTGTACAGCGCCGACCAGCACCATCACGACGCCGCGCATCAGGTTGAACTGCGACACGAAGAACGAGCCGAGGAACTGCACAGCCGCCGACACCCCAGCGACCACCGCGTCCCACGCGGTGCGGAGGAACGACGTGAACCCGGCGAAGATCGCCTGACCGACCTTCGTCTGCGTGAAGAACCAGACGAACGCCGCCACGAGAGCTGCGACCGCGACGATCACGATGCCGATCGGGTTCGCGCTCAGCGCCGCGTTGAACAGCCACTGAGCAGCCGTCGCCGCCCCGGTCGCGACAGCCCCCGCGGCCATGGCGACCCGGGAGGCGATCATCGCCGTGGTGCTCGCGATGATCGCAGCCGTCTGCGCGACCGTCGCAGCGATCGCGGAGGTGATCTTCACGATGAAGTCGCCCGCGTACATCGCGACGAGAGCGACCGTGGCCGCCTTGTCAGCGACCTTCGCAGCCGTGCCTGCGATCGTCGCCCGAGTGCTGGCCGTCGTCGCGACCGTCGACGCGACGAGACCCTGGATGACGCCCGCGAAGGCGACACCCGCCATCGCGCCCTTCCAGACGACCCACGCGCCGGCGAGGGCGAGCAGAGCCGTCTTCGACGCCAGCACCGGGGTGATGACCTGCAGGAGCGCGACGAGGATGCTCGTCAGCGGCGGCAGCACCGCGACGAGCGCCGCGGTGAGACTCGTCGACAGGGACGCCGACATCGACACGATCAGCGGCAGCAGCGTGGTCAGGGCCGCCGTCAGCGTGTCCCCGAGCGCGATGCCGACCTGCGTGAGGGCGGCGCCGAGCGCGGGGAGGATCGGCTGCAGCGCCCGGAAGGCGATCGCCGTCGGCGAGAGGGAAGCCGCGAGCTGAACGAGCTGCGGCACCAGCCCGGAGAAGACAGGCTTCAGAGCAGCGAACGACGGCGCGATGGCCGCGAACGCCTGCTGCGACACGGTCTTCACCTTCATGAAGACGCCCGCGACCTCAGCACCCCAGCCAGGCCAAAAGCCCTGCTTCGTGCCAATGTCGTCGACCCCGTGAGCGAAGCCGGAGAAGAAGTCCATGGTGGCGCGCTTCGCGACGCCGAACGCGGAGGTGAGGCCGGTCGAGACGGTACCCGCGAGTGGGGTGAGGACGTTGTTCAGGAGGCCGGTGAGCCCGGACGCGACGCTGCCGAGCGCCGGGGTGACGTTCTGGAACAGCGTCTCGCCGAAGGTCCCCCAGGCGTGACCGAGGAGGTCGACCTTGCCGGCGTAGGTCGCCGCGTACGCCGCACCAGCGCCGCCGAACTCGCTGTTGAGCTCCTTCAGGATGATCTTCTGCGCACCCATGGTGTCGCCGGCGTCCACGAGGGACTGGATGACCTTCTTCTGGTCCTCGCTGAAGGTGACACCGACGCGGGAGAGAGCGGAGATGCCCTTCACCGGGTCGTTGAGCGCCTTGCCGAGCTGGATCGCGCCGCCCTTGGCGTCGGTACCCATCGCCCGAGACATGTCCGTCATGACGCGGGTGGTCTGGTCGAAGACGTCGTTGCCCTCGCCGGCGCCGTTCTTGATGTTCTTGAACGTGAGGAGGAGGTTCGCGCCCTCCTGGATCGACTCCGCCTCCGTGGCAGTCGAGTTCTCGAGCGACCCGGTCAGGTCCTCGATGTGCTTCGCGGAGACGCCTGCAGCGCCGCCCGTCGCCTTGATCGCCGACGCGCTCTGAGCGTTGAGCCGCTCGATGCGCTTCAGGGAGTCGATCTGCTCCTTGCCCCAGCCGGCGATTGCGCCGACGGCGAAGACGCCGGCCATGATCCCGGCGACGGGAGCGACAGCACCCTTCAGGGCGCCGACGATCCCGCCGCCGAGTGCACGGCCACCTGACGCTCCGGCCCCGCCGAGGCCGCCGAGCTCCGAAGCGATCGCGCCCTGAGCGCCCTTCAGCGAGGGGACGAGGGACAGGTACGCGGTTGCGAGCTCGGTAGCCACAGTCGCCTCCGATCAGGTACGGGGCGAGTACCCCAGGAGCTTGTCCATCGCGTCGAGCGACAGGACCGTGGTGCCGATGCGTTTCCGCTGCCCGGGTCGGAGGAGCGGCTTCGGGCGGGGGCCGGCCTTCTTGCCGGCGCGCTGCCAGTTCGCGATCTGCTCGACGTCGATGAGCGTCGCGAGGAGGTGCTCAGTCGGCCCCCATGCCGCGGCCTCGCCGTGGTAGGAGCGTGCGAACGCGGATGTGTGTGGTGCGTACCGGGTGAAGGCGCGCAGGTCCATCCACGAGAAGCCGGACGATCCCAGGTCATCCAGGGATCGCCCGGCCATGAACAGGTCGTAGCGGACGGCCTCTCCGTGCTCCCCGGTTAGGAGTCGGTGGAGGCCGAGGATTCCCCCAGCTCGGTGCCCGATGCGGCCTGCCACGCCTCGAAGAAGCCGAGCGCCTGGGACATGTCGTCGAACCGGTCCCAGAAGCCCGGGTGGTAGTGCTCGAGGAGGTCGCGGACGACGTCGACCTTCGGTGCCTCGGGGTCGATCTTGTCGACGAGGTTCGGGCGGAGGAACTGCATCTTCGGGATCGAGTAGGTGCGGGTGTCGGCCTTCTCGAACTGGGCGACGTGCGCTTCCCACTTCTTCCGGGCGGCTTCGAACTCCTCGAAGAGCGCGGGGTCCGCCTTCTTCGCGGCGGCGACGTCGGCGACCTTGCCCGCCGGCATCTTGAACTCGAACTGGTTCTGCTTGATCGACGCCTTCGAGGCGGGGACCTGGTACGGCATGCGGGACTCCTTCGATCGGGACTCTGGGGGTGTGGCAGCGGGCCGGGGCGAGTCCCGGTTTCCCCGACCCGCTGGTCTGGCTACGAGCCGGTCGTCGCGCCGACCTTGAGGCCGTCGTCGGTGAGCTCGTAGAAGAAGACGCCGTCCTCGTCGGGGAAGGCCGTCAGGGTCACGCCGCGGCCGGCGGCGTCCGAGTTGCCGAAGACGGTGTCGTCGGTCTCGGAGACCTGCCCGTCCGGGACGAGGATCTTGATGACCGCGTCACCGTCGGCCATGTCGAAGATCCACGCGAGGTGCGGGGACGCCTTGCCCTTCACCGCGACACGCATCTGCGTGCCGTGCGACGACGTCGCCGGGGTGACCACGACCGCGTCGGCGCCGTAGATGACCTTCGCGCCGTGCTCGGACAGGTACTCGAGGAACGCGAACTGGAACGTCGCCTCGTAGCCGGTCTGGGACTTCTTGACGGTCAGGCCCGACCAGTCCTTGATCGAGTTCGTGTCGCGCGACTCGGACTTCGTGAGCCCGTCCTCGGACACGTACCCGCCGGAGGTGAAGCCGTCGGGGATGGCGGTGACCGCGGTGCCGGGCATCGCCGTCTTGAGTGGTGCGTACAGCACGCCGCCGGTGGCGGCCGGCGTGCCGTTGACGACATTGAAGGCGGAGTTCGTCATGAGGGCCCCTTCCCGGGCAGCATGAAGAGGCCGCCAAGTCGGCGGCCGGTTCGGTTGGGTGGTGCTACGCGCGGGACCCGCGTAGAGCGACCGTGATGGTCGCGGTGTACCGGGCCTGCTCGGTGAGCGGGTCCGGCAGGTTCTGGGGGCGGCCGATGACGGCGACGCCCGGGGAGACGACCGCGGCGCGGCCGAGCTGCCGGTCGCGTCCGGCCTGCATGAGGATCGCGACGGCGAGGTTCGTGATCTCGGCAGCGTCCGTGTCCGTGTCCGCGTAGCCCTCGACGACGAGCGTCGGCTGGTCGACGTTGATGGTGAGCTGCTGACCGCCCGTCGCCCGGAGACGGACGAACCGGCGCGGTCGGCGCGACGGGATGCGCCCGGCCGCCCGGACGTCGGAGAACGCCTCCGACGCTGCGAACGCGGCAGTGAGATGGTCGCCGGCTTCCTGCTCGACGTCGGGGAAGACGATCAGATCAGACACGTCAGCTCCTCCCCGCGTCGAGAGCTCGCGTGAGCGTGCGGTCGGTGGCCTCGGCGAGCATGCCCTGGACACTCGCGGTCGCGACGTACACGGCGGCACGCTGACGGCCCGTCACGGCGATCACGTCGAAGTCAGGCGCGCCACCTGCCGCCGCCTGGATCGCTTCGCCACGGCGCAGCAGCTCCGCCTTGATCTCCTCGGACTGCAGGAGGGCGACGACGCCGGCGGAGTTCAGCTCGACACGGATGCTGCCGGCCATCAGCCCTCCCAGCGCTGCAAGACGATGCGGACGGTGTCCAGGGCGCCGGTCGGGGACTTCACGCGCTGCGGGTCGCCGAGCACCTCGTACTCGACGCCCTCGTAGCGGACATGGTCCGTGGAGACGACGTCTGCGCCCTTCGGCGCGGCGACGGTCCAGCCGGTGGACACCGCGAGGCGGCCGTCGTTGGACTCCTGCGACAGGGCCGGTTCGAGCCAGCACCGACCGATCGGCAGCTCGCCGGCGGTCGCTCGGTAGTCGGGGACGTCGACGCCGTGATCGGAGCGGGTCGGGTACCGGAGTCGGGTGATCGTCTCGCGGGCGAACGACGCCGTCACGGGAGCGGACCCAGCGTGTACGGGGCGAGGGCCGCGAGCTCGTGCTCGAGGATCACCGTGCCGCCGGCGACGCCGGCAGCCGTCGTCGACCAGGTGACGTTCGCGACGAGGGTCTGCTCACGGACGACGCCGAGCGGTGATCCGAGGGCCCGGGCGGCCATCTGCAGCGTCAGGTCGACGATCGGTTCCGGCACCGGGTCGTACCCGTGCCGAAGGTCGACCTCGATCGCACCGAACTCGGCGGACAACGGCGTCGCGGACCGGATCATGCCGGTGCTGCGCGAGACGCGGTAGCTGGTCGAGTCGAGGGGCTGCCCGGACTGCCGGATGGCGGTGACCTCGACGATGCGGAGCGTGGGGAGGACGAGCAGGCGTGAGCCGGGCCCGTCCAGGAAGAGCGTGTCGGTGGCGACCGGGCCGACGACCCACCCGCAGTGGTCGCGGATCATCTGCGTCGCGACGGCGAGCGCGGTGGCGAGGAACGGGCGGTCCTTCGGGATCGCCCCCTCGGTGCGCTCCTCCATCTGCTCGGCGGACGCGAACGCGAACGGCTGCGGGGTGGTGTCGTCGGCCACGGTGCCTCCTACTTCGTGTCGGGCTCGACGGCCTTGTTGGCCGACGTTCGCGCCTTGTTCGCCGGGGTCTTCGACTTCTCGTCGACCTCGACGGCACCTTCGGGCTGCTCGCCCTCGATGTACTGCCAGTTGGTGTTGCCGACTCGGTAGGTCTTCAGCTTGTCCGCCATGCGGATGCTCCTTCCGTGAGCAGGGGTAGGAGCGGGCGCGACCCCGTAGGGTCGCGCCCGCCGGTGGGTGCTACGCCGCAGCGCCGAGGGTGACCTTCACGAGGCCGGACGGACGGCGCACGGCGAGGAGCAGACGCTCCTCCGCGCGGATCGTGATCCGGTTGTTGGTGAAGTCGTCCTCGTTGGTGTTCGTGGCCTCGACCGCGACGCCGCCCTTGCGGATGACCGAACCCGACTGCGCGAACGCGCCGACCAGCGTCGTGCCGGCCGCGATGGCGGGCGTGACGACCGTCCGGAGACCCCACAGCGGCGGCTGCTCCTGGATCGTCCCGTTGCCGTACTGGCCGGTGAAGAACCCACCGCCGAAGTACTGGCCGTTCGCGTCCTTCGACAGGCGCAGCGCCTGGTAGTCAGCCGGGTTGATGATGATGCCGTCTGCGTCCAGACCGGAGTTCAGCGCCGTGGCCGTGATCGCTCGGAACAGGGTGTCAGCGTTCGCGTCAGCCGAGGCCGACGTGAGCGTCTGGATGCCCGAACGGTTCAGCAGGCCACGGATGTTCGTGCCGGTGCCGGAACCGTTGAGGAGCTGGTTCTCCTCGAACAGGCCCAGCTGGTACAGCAGCCGGCCGTCGATCGCGGACTTCAGGAACGGCAGGTCCTCGCCGAGCTCGTCGGACTCCTTGATGAACGCCGCGATCTTCTTCAGCGCCTCGGTGACCGCCACCGGGTCGCCGAAGTGGAGCTGCGGCTTCTGGCCGTTCTCCGCGACGATCCCGAAGTCGCCGGCCTCGAGCGCGCCCTCCACGAAGTACGTCAGCGCCGTGCCGGAGATCGTCTCCGAGCCGAGGAGGTCCGCGACCGTCAGGCGACGACGGACACCGGTGACGATGTTCGTGTCGACCTGGAGCAGCGCCGGCGCCAGCGGACCGGGCGTGATGTGCACGTCCGTCGCCGCCTTGTACTCCGAGGACTGCGCCGACACGCGGCGCCCCTCGGACTTCTGGCGAGCGATGGTCTCGCCGACCGACTTGACGAAGTGCTCGCCGAGCGACTTCGCGGGGCGGCCCTCAGGGACGTCCTCGACGGCACCGGTGAGACCGGCGGTGAGGTCGGAGAGGCCCTTCTGCCGCTCCACCTTCCCGGCGAGCTCGGTCACGAGGTCCGACTTCTTGCGCGCCTCGCCGAGCTCGTCCTCGGTGATCTCGTGGCCGTCGACCTCGAGGCCCTTGATGTAGTCGGATGCAGCCTTGCGCGCGGCGCTCAGCTGCTCCTTCAGCGTGGTGCCCATCAGTGGGCTCCTTCCATGTTGATGCGGATCTTGAGCAGCTCCACGGACGCTCGGATGGGCTCCTCGGACTTGGCCCCGGAGGGCTCCTCGTCCTTGGCCGGGCCGGCGCTGGCTTCGCTTTCGGTTCCCCCGCCGTCGCCCGACGGGTCGTCCTCAGCGGACGGGTCGTCGAGCTCGGCGAGGAGCTTGGTGACACCGGCGCGGGCGTCGTCGAGCGACGTCAGCACGGTGCGGAGTTCGTCTTCGTTCTTCGCGGAGAACACTCGACCCGCCTTCACCTCGGTGAAGAGGCGATCGGCGGCGGCCTTCACGGCGACGACGCTGGTGTCCTGGTTCGCGCCGATCGGCACGAACGAGAACTCGTAGACCTTGAGCTTCCGCAGCTCGTTGGCCTTCTCGCCCCCGTCGAGCTCGACCGACCCCTCGTCGAGGACGTCGAACGCGAACGACAGCTGCGTCAGCCGGCGGCCCTTCACGAGTCGGTAGACCTGAGCGCCCTTCGGGGACTCGAGGTCGAACACGCCCTTCACCCACCAGCCGTGTTCGTCCTCGCCCTGGTCTGTGGCGGACGCGACGTAGAAGTCGGGGTCGTCGAGCCGGTGCCCGTACAGGCCCGGGAGGACGTTCCCCGACTCCTTCCACTCGGTGATGGTGTCGGTGAACGCGCCCTTCGCGACGACGTCGCCGTACGAGTCCGGGGTGCGGGTGAACGTGGACGGGTACACGAGGAACTCGCCCTCGGCGAGCCCGTCCTCCGGTCCTGCCTTCACGCCCCGCAGGGGGGCCGTCTTGATGGTGGTCATCGTCCCTCCTCAGGGAAAGTCGATCTGCACATCGCACGTGCAGCCGGCGATGTCGTCGACGTCGAGAGCGGAAGCGTCGCCCGGCCAGGCGGCACCGTTGGAGAACGAGTCGTCGTAGGGGACGGTCTCGCCGTTCATCGCGGCGTGCGCGGCGCGCGGCTTCCCGGACGTGACGATCCACGTCTTGGTCGCACCGGACCCGCCGGACTGGTGCACCGCCTCGACGGTCGCGAAGCCAGCGAGGGCCGTCGCGTACGTCAGGCCGGACTGATCAGCCCGGGAGTCGGCAGCCACGTCGAACACGTGGTCAGCGGCGTCCGGGTCGTCGTCGTCGAGGGCAGCGTCGAGCTGCTCCTTCGTCGCCTTGTTGACCCGGGTCGCCGTGTTCGTCGCGACGGCCTTCAGGTAGTTCACGGTGCGGTCGACGTCGTAGGTGTCCGGGTCGATGCCGGCGTCCTCGAGCGTCTTCCGCGCTGCGTCGACCGTCAACGGTGTGCCGGCGGCGAGGAGGTCGGCGGAGAGTTCCTTGACCCACCGCTCCTCGTCCCACCAGCTGTCGGCCTTCGCGCCGAGAGCCGACAGCACTGCGCGCGCCTGCCGGTCGAAGAACGCGGCGAACACGTCCCGCACGGTGTTGACCTGCTTCGGCGTCGCCCGCTCCTTCAGCAGCAGCGGAGAGCGCTTCGCAGGGCGCCGTGGCCCCGACTGCGTCCCAGACGCAGCCCCACCGTCCTGCGGTGACGCCTGACCGCCCTCGATGACGTTCAGCGGGACGATCAGCTCGTCCGCGCCGTCGACCGAAGGCAGGTTGTTTAGCGCCCGCGCCTCGTTGCGAGTCATCCACGGCGCGCCTGTCGCCGTCGAGGTAACCGCGGCCTGCTCCTCGAACGAGCCGCGGAGCTTCTCGCCGATGTTGAACTCGAGGTACGCGGTCGCCCGGTCCGTGATGCGGGGCACCAGGAACGCGTTCACCCGGTCCTGGATCTGCGCCAGCAGCGGGCCGAGCGTCTCCGTGTACAACATGCGGCGGAACTCGCGGACGTTCGAGAAGTTCGCGTTGTCGAGCTGCCCGATCATCGTGGGGTTCACGTGGTAGACCGACGCGACCGTCGCGATCGACAGCTTCGCGGCGTCGATGAACTGGTTGTCCTTCGCCGAGAAGCCAGGCTGTTCGATCGTCATGCCGTCCTGCAGCAGGAGCGGGCCGCCGGCTTCCGAACCGGACCCGGTGAACCGCTCCTTCAGCGCCGCCATGAAGCGGTTCTGCGCCTCCTGCGTCCACGTTGCACCCTGAGGCCGTGTCACCACGGTCCCAGCGCGGCCGCCGCGCTGCCACACCTGCAGGCGGTACTCCTGCGCGTTGATCTGCTCCGCCAGCGTCTGCCGGAGCGCCTTCACCGGGGAGGTGCCCCGCGTGCCGGACAGCGGCGACCAGCCGTGGAACACGATCGTCTGCTCGGCCTTGACCTCGAACATCGGCTTCCCCGGCGGGGACACGATGTACGCGTCAGGCCGCCAAAACGTGCCGCCCCTGACACCCGTGACCCAACCCGACGGTATCGACCGGATCTCGAACCCGGACGGGGTGTCCGACTCCCCCACGACCCAGTACGCCTCGTCGTAGAGATCCAGCGCAGCGACCAGCTCGTAGAGCAGCTCGTACGCCGTCTGGTCCGCGTTCGGCTGCTTGATGAGCTGCGCGAGCGGGTCGTCGCGGAGCCGGTCACGGCCCCCGTCAGCGAGACGCTCGAACGCATGCAGGCCGAGCTGCGCGACGTTCCTGGCCCGGAAGGTGACGACCGTGCGAAGGGCCGGCTGCGTCTCCCACAGCTTCTCGACCGAGAAGCCCATCACCTGGTCGAACCACTGGCCCCGCCACTCGACGGGAACCCCGTTCGGAGCGACCTCGTCGACGGGCAGTCGGCTGCCGCGGAAGATGTCGAGCAGTCCCACGGCGACCTCCATGTGTCAGAGCACGAACGCGCCCTCGTCCTCGTAGGCCGAGCGCACGATCGTGGGGTTGGTGTTGAGCAGCCACAGCGCTCCAAGCGCCGCGACGAGCGGAGCGGCGTCCTCCGGCGACTTCTGCCGGTCGATGACCCAGCCGTCACCGAGCGGCTTGATGACCGCGGTCGTCGCCGCGATGTCCAGCGGCGGCTGGTTCCCGTGCGTGAGGACCACCTGCGGGTCGTCCTCGTCGACCGCGCGGCGGACAGCATCGAACGTGACGCCCGACGCCCGAGCAAGGTCGGGGCCCTGCCACTCGACGAGTTCGATGCCAGCGCGAGCGAAGTCGTCAACGAGCGAGGACACCGGGGCGCCGCGGGTCTGCAGCGTCACGTGCTCGGGCTGGATCTTGCGGTCCGGACTGAGGAGCCACGGGATGACCCACTCGGTGCCGGGCGCTCGAGCGACGAGCTCGACGCGGCGGCGGCCGACGGTGTCCCAGAACGCGACGACGATCGACGACCAGGTGCGGTCATGCGAGACGTCAACGCAGTACGTGGCCGTGCGGGCGGCATCGCGTTCGACGCGCTCCACGCGGATGGCTTCCCACGAGCGGTTTGGGAAGGGGCCCGCTGCGGCCGTGTTCACGAACCGGCACATCACCTCGGTGAGGAACACGTGCTCCGGGTCCGTGGCGAGAGCGGCAGCGATCGCCGCCTCGGTGATCGTGTGCCCCATGGACGGGTTCGCCTGCGCCCACGCGTCACGGTCGCGCACATCGGCGTCCGGCGCCGCCGACCACTCGAAGATGCCGAGCGCCGAGTCGTCCAGCAGGTCATCGTCGATGTCAGCCGCGGCCTCTGCTGCGTCACGCATCTCGTCGATGCCGAGTGCGGCGAGCGCCACCTTCCGCAGATGCCGGAGCACCAGCGACGTCGCGTTGCCCGCGCTGGACACGCCCCACACCTGTGCACGCTGCCGGGCGAGCGTCGTCTTCGACACCGACGACCATGCATCCCACGACTGGTGCTCACGGAGCTCGTCGAGGACGACGCAGTCGCCAGACAGGCCGCGGCCGCCGCGACGGTTCGCCGCCGCGATCTTGTACCGCTGGTTCGTGTCGAGGATGATCGCCTGCCGGCCGTTCGCCGTGCGGATCTTCTTCACGTCGTCGGACAGCTCCGGGATCGCCTCCGCCACCTGGCGGACCGCGTCCCACGCCTCCTCGGCGATGTCGAGCGACTGCGCCGTCCCGACGATCGTGCGAGCGCCGTCCTGGAACAGCCGCCACAGCAGCAGGTAGATCAGGATCACGGTCTTGCCGTTCTGGCGGCTCACCAGCAGCAGGACCGTGCGGAACCGGAAGATCAGCTCCGGGCCCGGCAGCAGCTCGAGCGCGTGGATCAGCAGCCACCGCTGCCACTCGAGCAGCCGCGGCACGATCTCGAGGACATCCGCCTGATCGGGGTCCGCCGCCGCGATCTGCTCGAGCCGGTCGCGCACCCAGTCCGCGAACGCGACAGCGTCGAAGCCGAGCGACGTCTCCGGCGTCAGCTTCCGCAGCGGCCGCGTCCAGATGCGCGGCGTGACCGACCCGAACCGCTTACGCCGGACGGCGGGCTGCCGGCCGCGGGATGGCCGTGACGCTGTCCGGGCGCTCTTGCTCGTCGTCGCGCTCATCGGGCTCCTCGTCCGTCCGCCCCGCCGCACGCAGCGACCGGAGCTCATGCTGCAGACGCATCGTCGGCGTTCCCGCCAGCGCCCCCAACACCGACGACAGCGCACGATGCGCAGCCAGCAGCTTCGTCGTCGCGCCCTCCGCCGTCAGCACGTCCACCTGCTCAGCCAGCAGCCGAGCCTGCGACACCGCACCGTCATCCGACGGCGTCAACCACTTCATCGCCGCCAGCGACCGGTCCACCGCATCGCGCATCACCCTGCCCGGCTGAACGTCACGCCGCTCAGGACGTGCCGATCCCTCCGACTCACGCTTCCGCGCCCGGTACTTCCGCGCCCGCTCACGAGCAGCCGCCCGCTTCACCTCATCCGAGACCATGCGTGACACCTCCTCGTGCGCGTGACGCGTGACGTGATGTCACGAGAACCCCAACCCCGGATGGGGAAGATCACTCCCGGCGGTTGGGCCCGTGCTCGGGGTCGTGGCGATCTGACCGCCCCTACCCCTCAGCGGGTCAGGAGGACGGCTACGAGCGTGCTGGTGGCTGCTATGACCACAGCGGGGCGCCAGAGCGCGGTGGCTGCGTGTAGGGGGCTCTCCAGAACTCGGAGTGCGGCGTCGACGGCTCGTTCACTTCGCGTGTGGGTGTGAGGGCGAGTCGGCGATCGCACTGCGAGGTACTTCGCGAGCATCTGCTTCGTTCCCATGCGGGGATCCTCTCATTGCTCAGGTCTGGCCTGCACGGCGGCCGGGATGCCGTCCCCGGTCGAAAGCCTTGGCGGTGCCCCCGAAGCCGACTGCGTCGGTTACGTCCTCGCCGTGCAGGTGGTCAGTGGTGTTGGCCGCGATCGGCCAACGGTTCGTCCTGGTGCGGTGGCAGGTGCACGCTTCCCGGTCACCGTGGGTGCACACCGTCCACCCCGTGGGTGATGACCGTGTACCGGGTGTCGATGAGAGCCGCGAGGTACCGGGTGGTGCGGTCGATCTCGGCGGTCAGGTCGGCGTGTGCCCGGTCGAGAGCGGCCGGTGTCCACGTGTGCAGGTGGTCGGGCAGTTCGCCGCGGGTGTGCCGGTTCAGGAGGTGGTGTCCGGTGGTGCCGAGGACGGAGTGGGTGATCGGACCGTGCTCCACGCTGGGCCTCCGACCGAACTCGTCTACCGACTGTGATGCCGGGCAGTCGGGGGTGTGGCAGATCACCAGCGCCCGCCGAGCGTCCAGAGATCGAGCGCGCGGTCTGCGCGGTGTAGCCGGCGCCGAGCACCCGGTTCCTCGAACATGGCCTCCACCTGCGCGACGAGCAGGTTTCGGTCGCCTCCAGCCAGGTACCCGGCTTGGTTCTCATCCTGCGCGCGAAGCACCTCGCCGAGTTCTTCGAGCGCCTGCTCTCGGCGCCGCACGAGCCACTGCCTGATCACCATGCCTCCGATGTGACGCCGATGCCGGGGGCTGCAGCGCCGGCGCCCTTCGCGCGGTTGCAGCGGTGATGCGACGGCTTCCGGTTCGACGGCTCGAACTCGAGGTGCGGGTGCGTCTTCACCGGCAGGGTGTGGTCCACCTCGAGGGCGTCCGGCGTGTTCGCTGGTGCGTCCCAGTCGATGGTCGCCTGACCGCAGAGGGAGCAGGGGGCGTTGACGGCGCGCCACCGGGTCTTCTCCTCGGCGCGCATCTCCGTGTGCCGGCGGCTTCCACCTCGAGGCATCGGCTGCTCCTCACAGGGTGGACGGCGGGGACGCAGGTACCGCTCCGGGGTGACAGGTCAGTCCGGATTGTGGCGGTCCTTCGCGGTCAGCGCGGCCGCGTTGACGTCCCCGCCGAAGTCATGGGCCGGCGTCTCCCTCAAGAACACCGGCCCGGGATCCGTTCGCCACCGACGGCCGGGCGGATCAGCCCCGTGGCCCGGGGCAACGACGCCTCACCGGGGGTACGACGAAGGCCCCCACCATGATGGTGAGGGCCTTCGGTTGCTCCGTTCCGGTGACCCGGCGTGGAGGTTCGCTAGCGCCAGTGTACACACTGGGAGGGCAGTTCAGGTTTACGGCGAGTCGCGGGCCCGTCCTCGCCGTCGTCCGTGCTCTGCCGCGTACTGCACGAGGACGTCGAGGCGGACGTACCGGCGTCCCTGGTAGAGCACCGTGTCCATCCCGTTGGTGGCCCACTGCTTGATGGTCCGCTTGCTGCGGCGGATCCGCTTCGCTGCCGCGTCGAGGGTGAGGATCTCCGCCGTCATCCGATCCAGTCCAGGACCTGCCGGTACGTCTTCGTCGGGACCTCGTACGTGCACGCCTCGCACTGCACGGCGACGTCGTGGACGTCTTCGGAGTGCCACACCGCGCCGATGGCGTGCTCTCCGCAGACCGGGCACTGGCGGGCGTGGACGTCGCGGGGTCGTCGTGGTGCTCGCGGGTACTTGCCGGACAGGGCTCGGAAGATGTCGTTCACGTCGTCGATGAACACGGGTCCGGCGCTGTCGGTGAGGATCGCGTCCCACCGGATGAGCAGCCAGGTGACGAGGATCTGCACCAGCTGCCCGGCGCCGGCCGGGGTGGCTTCGGCGCGGAAGCCTTGCTCCTGCCCGTCGCGCTTCCACACGACGACGACGGTCGCGGGTGGGTTGACCTGGAGGCGGTCGGCCCAGTTCGTCACCCACTGCACGATGCGGGCGTACGCGTCGTCGGTGTCGTCGATCGCGTCAGCGCGGAACGGGAGCGGCGCCTCCTTCGACGTGGCCCGGGGCATGCCGTCGCTCATGACGCCGAGGGAGGGGACGGCGAGGCTGCGGGCGTACGCGATGAGGCCCGGTGCGTCGTTGAGGGTGCGGCGTGCTCGTGCGGCGGCGAGGGCGAGGGCGGTCTCGTCGTCGAGCTCGAGGGTGTCGGTCATGCGTTGCTCCTGCTCTCGTAGTCGGTCGTGCCTGCCCCGCCGTCCTTCTCGTGCTGCTGGATGCAATGCTCGACGTAGTCGTCGAGCTCCCCGTCGGTCAGCCACCGGTTCGGGCCGTCCGCGAAGCCGAAGCCGAAGAAGTCGAGGATCGCCCCACTGGCGCTTGCGGGGAACGCACACGTGTCACCGAGGCTGCCGAGGCTGACCACGACGTGCGTAAACGGGTCGGGCATCTCGTCAGTCGTGACGGGCTCGCTGAGCTTGTACAGCACACGCCGCTCGAGCTCACTCGGGACGCGCTGAGCCGTGATTCCCATCAGAACGGGGTCTCGTCGTCGTACGTGCCGCCGGGCTGCGTCCACGTGTCCGCCTGCGGCTGCTGAGCGCCCTGCGGAGCCCAGGACGGGTTGTCAGCCGCCTGGCCTCCCGTTCGGCCGCTGGTGGCCCGTGTGACCGCTGCGGTGGCGTACCGGAGGGACGGGCCGATCTCGTCGACCTCGAGCTCGATGCTCGTGCGCTGGTTGCCCTCGCGGTCCTGGTACGACCGCTGACGGAGACGGCCCTGGACGATGACGCGGCTGCCCTTCGTCAGCGACCCGGACACGTGCTCGGCGAACTCGCCCCAGACGCTGGACCGGAGGAACAGCGCGTCGCCGTCCTTCCACTCGTTCGCCTGCCGGTCGAACGTCCGCGGCGTGGACGCGATCGTGAAGTTCGCGACGGCCTTACCGTTCTGCGTGTACCGGAGCTCGGGGTCTGCGGTGAGGTTCCCCACCACGGTGATGATCGTTTCGCCAGCCATCTCAGTTCTCCGTCTCTGCCGCCGGGGCGGCCTTCTCGATGCGGCAAGCCAGTGCCGCGCTGATTGCTTCGTCCAGCTCGTCGCGGAGCTGGGCTGCCTCCGCGATCTCGAGCTGCGCCTGCGTGCCGCGGACCTCGACGGACACGCCGCCGAAGTCGTCAGCCCACGCGTCGGCGATGGTCTCGGTTCTCGTCCTCGTGACGCCCATCAGTCGCTCCCGTCCGTAGCGCCTGTCTCGACGACGCGCCTGCTCATCTCGGTCGCTTCGATGTCGACCTCCTGGACGTAGTGCGTCGTCCGCTTCTCGATCTGGAACACGCTCAGCGCTGTCTGGTGGCCCAGCCCCCACTCCTGGCAGAGCTCAGCGAACTGCTGGTCGATCGATCGCCCGACGACGTTGGGGTCCTCGAGGTCACGCTCGCTACTGGCCCATGCCCCTTCGAAGCGCCGAGAGACGTGCTGGTCTCCGAGGTCCGTCATCACCGTGAACACGTTCCTGACCTCGGTGGTCGTCTTCGTGATCGTCTTCTTCGTCGCCATCAGGCGGCCTCCGCTCCGTCAAGTGGCACCGCACCGTGCGGCGACCAACCCCTGTCCCTGAGGCGCGCGAACTGGCCCTGCCAGATCAACGACACCTCCCCGTTCTCCCCATGCCGGTTCTTCGCCACCGCGACCGTCAGATCCGCCGGCGTCTTCCGGTCGTACGACAGCAGCAGCACCACGTCCGCGTCCTGCTCGATCGACCCCGACTCACGCAGGTCCGACAGCATCGGCACCCGCGACTTCCGGCCCTCCACCTGCCGGCTCAGCTGCGACAGGGCGATCACCGGCACGCCGAGCTGCTTAGCGAGGAGCTTCAGCTGCCGCGACATCGACCCGACGAACTCCTGCCGAGACTGCTTCGGGTCGCCGCCCTCGAACAGCTGCAGGTAGTCCACGACGACGCCCGCAAGCGGCCCGCGTCGCGACACCGACCGGATGAACGCCCGCATCTCCGCGAGCGTCGTCGACCGGTCGTCGATGAAGATCGGCGCGCCCTGCATCTTCTGCCTGGCGATCGCGACCCGCTTCCGCTGCTCGTCGTTCAGCGCGTGGTTCCGCAGCGACTTCATGTGGACCTCGCCGAACTGCGCGATGAGGCGCAACTGCAGCTCGTCCTCCGACATCTCGAGCGAGACGTACACGACCATGCCGCGGCGGGCGAGCATCGTCGCCAGGTTCATCCCGAAGATCGTCTTCCCCTCACCGGGACGGGCGCCGATGACGACGAGGTTCCCGCCGGCGAGGCCGCCGATCAGCTTGTCGAGGGACTCGAACCCCGTCGACATGAACTCCGGCTTCTCCGCCAGCCGGGCGATCGTCGCGTCGATCGTGTCCCCGACCGGGTGCACGGCGACGCGCGTGTTCTTCGCCACCAACTCGAGCGCCTGCTGCGCCTCGTCGACGAGCTTCATCGGGTCACCCTCGGTCGCGGACCCCATCTGCGTGATCTGCAGACCGGCCTGCGCGAGACGCCGGCGGATCGCCTTCTGCCGGACGATGTCGGCGTGGTAGCCGACGTTCGCCGTCGTCGCGACCATCGACGTCAGCTGGAACAGGTACGCGTCCCCGCCGACGTTGCCGATGAGGCCCTTCTGCTGCAGCTCGTTGATCACCGCGATCGTGTCCGACGGCTCGTCACGCTCCGCGAGGGACGCCGCGGCGCGGGCGATGTGCTCGTGCTTCGGGCTGTAGAAGTCCGCCGGCGTCAGGACGTCGAGGGCGGTCCAGATGGCGTCCCGGTCGAGGAGCATCGCACCGACGACGGTCTGCTCCGCGACCTGGTCGAACTGCTGCACGTCATCCACGGCGGCTCACCGCCTCGATCCACTCGGTGTCGCCCTCGTGCTCGTCGAACTCCTCGACGGTCACGCCGTGCGCCTCACACCACGCCTGCTTCTGCTCCGCCATCAGCTCGGCCGTCGCGTCGATGCCGAGCCGCGGCTGATCCGGTGCACACCGCTCGAGGACGTCCGACGGCATGATCCACCGGTGCTCCTCGCGGTAGTGCTGCTGCACCGCCGCCAGCGCCTCATCGAACGGCACGTGGCCCACCAGCTGGTGCCACGCCCGCGCCGAGAACTCGGTCAGCGGACGGCTGTCGATGCCCTGCGCCCATGCCAACAGCGCGGCGGTCTCCTGCTTGTTCATCTCGTGCGTCCTCCTCAGCCATCCGCGCGATCAGCGCGAGGGTGTCGTCCTGTCGTTCCTGCATGCGTCCATGACGCGGTCGCGGGAGCGGGTCGTTCCACCGCTCCTGGTTCAGCCAGGGCAGCAGCCCGGGCACGAACTGCTCGTCCCAACCGCCTGCCGTGTACGCCTGCCCGTGGTCCCTGATCGCGGCGACGAGCACCTCGAGCCCGATCACCTTCGACCTCACGAGCCGCACGAACTTCTCCCGAGCGGGCTTCTTCTTGTCGTGCTTCGGCCACACCGTCCAGACCAATTCGAACCAGTCGTCCTCCCGCGCGATGGACGGGTTCTGGACGGGTTCTTCTCCGAAGGAGAAGAGGGACGGTTTGTGTGCAACAGGTTGCACGTCGTGAGTACGCGATCTCGCACCCCGTGGCGCGTCAGATTGCACGTCGTGAACCGGCGGGGTGCAGGACTTGCCTGCCGTCATGACGACGTCGTAGACCACTGGACGACGGTCCGCACGGAAGTGCGACACCAGATCCTGGTCGCCCTTCCGGATCAGCCCGGCGTCCTCGAGCGCCCGCAGATGCGACGCCACACTCCGCACCGAGCAGCGGGCCCGATCTGCGATCCACTCCCGAGCCGGGTACGCCGCCGACCCGTCGTCGTGCGCCCGGTCCGCGAGGGCGAGCAGCACGAGCAGGTGCGACTGCGTCGTCACCGGCGCCTCGTACAGCACCCACGTGATCACCTTCAAGCTCACGGTTCCTCCTCCTCTCGTTCGTCCATCTCGCCCGCCTCGATGCGGGTCCTCATGCCCTCCGCCATCGCCGCGACGAGCGGGTTCCGGTGCGCCTCCCACCGGGCCAGGTGAGCCAGCACCGCGGTCCTGCTCAGCCCCACGACGCGCTCCCGTCCGTCGGCGGCCACGCGTAGTGCACGCCGCCGTCGTCGCGGAGCAGGACCAGGCCGTGCACCGCGTGCCGCACCTCCACCAGCTCCGGGTCGTCATGGCCGCCGATCTTGATGCCCCGCCGGACCGCCTCCGCCTGCATCTCCGGATCCGCCTCGATCTCGCCGTTGATCGACGACTCCAACCAGACGACGTTCGACAGCCGGTGCTTCGACCGACGGCCGCCCATGCCGCCCTGCCGGTGCTGCGGCACGAGGGTGTCGGACTCGTTGCCCGTCCACGCCGACCGTCGCCCGTCACGCGCCTCGAGGGCGGCGAGGAGCGGCGCCGGCGTCTGCGAGCTCACGATGCGGCCTTCCGCTGCTCGTCAAGGCGGCGCTGCCAGCCATGCGCCGGCAGTAGCAGGCGCTTCCGCCGCTTCGCCACCGACGAGTGGCTGATCCCGAGCTCCGCCGCGATCTCGTGGTCCGTCATGCCCTTCTCGTTGAGCTTCAGCACCTGCTCATCGACACTGCCCTCGGCAGCGCGCGGCGTGGTCGTCGGCGGCACGTAGGTCCGCAGCACCTCACGGATCACCACCGCCACCGACGTCCGCTCAGCGTCAGCGACCTGCCGCAGCGTCTTGAACACCGCGTTCGGCACGGACACCCGGACGAAGACGTCGTAGTCGCTCATCGCCGCACCTCGACCCGGACCGTCGAGTCCACCGTCAGGACCCGCGCCCGACCACCGGGCGCCGGCTCGAACGTGAACGTCGTCACCGTGCGGCCCGTGATCGACCCGTCATGCGAGATCGCGATCACACGACCCTCGAACGGCGCATCCAGACCCGACTCCGGCACCGCCACGGTCTTCCCGTACACGCCGGCGTTCAGCGCACCCGCCATCACCTTCGGCGTCGGCGTCGCACCACACCGGGTGCAGAACTTCATGCCCCCGTCGGGGTGGATCACCGGGACGACGTACGCGCCCCCGATGAGCTCGCAGCCGCGGACGTGCACCACGTCACCGCGACGCACCAGCATCGTGTTCTCAGCCATCAGCTCGCTCCCGTGTAGCCCTGCGCGTGCATCCGGTCAGCAGCCCGCTGATCCGCACGCGACGTCCTGTGGTTCTCACCGGCAGCCGCGAACGCATCAAGCAGCTTCCGGAGGAACTGGTCCCGCTTCTCAGCGAGGAGGAACGCGAGCTTCAGCTCGTACCCCTTGTCCGACGCGCGAGCCATCTGCTCCGCCAGCGTCCGAGCGACCTTGTCGGCGCCCATCACCAGCCGCACCGTCTCCCGGTCGATGTACGCCTCGTAGTCCGTCCTGGCAGTCGCGTACGCCTCACCAGCGGCCTGCAGCGCAGCGACGACCTCGAAGCGCATGGCAGCGAGCTGGTCCCCGTACGCGCCGAGTAGCGTCCGCCCGACCGCGTTCACGAGGGCGACGTGCAGCCGGTCGTCCGGATCCGGCCGGTGGATGCCGACCGAAGCCAAGACGTTCGCGATCCGGGGATCCAGCGGCGGCCGCTCCACGACCTCAGCCGTCGTGGCATCCACCGCGCTCACGACGCCTGCTCCGACTCGTCCACCGGCCGGTACAACCACGCAAGGTAGTTGGCGTTCGTCGTGGCCGTCGGACCGTTGGAGCCGACACGGACCTCCACGGCGCCGTCCTGGTGCACCTTGAGCACGGTCACCACTGCCCCGTTGCTCTTGCTGCGGAGACGCATGCCCGGTCGCAGATCCATCTGGCTCATCGGTCGTACCCGCCGGCGCTCGGCGTCCCGTCGACCTCCGTGCCCTCGAGCACACCGTCGACCGTCTCCACCTCGTCCTCCGACTGCGGCACCTCCGCCGTTGCCCAGTCCGTCGTCGACTCCGCCGACTGCTGCTCCGCCCACTCCGGCTCCGCCGCCTTCACCGGCTCCGCCAGCGCCACCAGACGAGCACCGATCGCCGCCTGCAGCTCACCCGACCGCTCCTGCTTCGGAATCCGCCGCCACAACGCGTTCGCCTCGTCCTTCGACGACACCGCCGCGGCCTCCGCGAACCAGTCCGTCGGCGCCACCTGCGGCTCCTCCACGAGCGCCGGCTGCTGCTCCTGCACCACCGGCGCCTGCTGCGGACGCCCGGACTGCGCCTGGTCCATCTCCTCCGTCGAGTACAGCCCCGACAAGTCCTGCGGGAACGCCTTCCGCAGCGCCAGCATCTCGGCGCACTTCCCGAGCATCAGCGCCGGCATCTTCCGCCACATCGGACCGCCCGCGTTGTACGCGTCCAGCGTTGCCACCGCGTACAGCGGCTCCACGAACCCATCACGGTGCACACCCACACGGGCCGCCTTCGGGGCTTCGCTCGCGAGCCACACGTCGACCCACGTCACACCGTCAGCCGTCCACTGCACCGCCGTCTGCCCGCGGTACTGACCGGTCCGCTCGGCGACCAACCGAGCACCGTCGATCGACACCTGCGTGCCCCACTTGCCGCCACGCTCGATGCAGTAGATCTGCCGCGCGATCGGGTCCAGCCCGGTCCGCTGCGCGTGCATCAGGAACGCCTCGACCACCGGACGCGGCGCCAGCCGGCGTGCTGCAGGCGGGCCCGTCACCAGACCGGCCGCCTCGACGAGCGCCGCCTCGGACGCCGTCCACTTCGTCTCGTCTCCCGTTGACGGGAGCGCTGCCACTGCGTTCGTCACGCTGCCTTCTCCTTCGTGCCCTTGGCCGCGGTGACCCGCAGCGCTGCCTTCTTCACCACGACCTGCTCCACACCGGTCTGCCGGATGTGCTCCGCCTCGAACGCCTCGACCGCCAGCCGCTCACGCTTCAGCGCCGCCTCCGCCTGGTCGAAGTCGTCCTCCGCCAGCTGCAGGCGCTCGTACAGCCCCGCCGGACGAGCCGCCTCCGCCGCCGCCCGATCGATGCCGAACACCGGCTTCTCCTCGACGACCGCCGGCGTGAACGACACACGAGCCAGCGGCGACTCCTGCACCACCGCCTCCCCCGCGTCCAGCCGCTCGAACATCGCGCGGTACGCCGGTTCCTTCAGCGCCTTCGCCTCCTTCTCGAGGTCGAGGCCGCGGAGGTAGTTCACGGCGAGCGTGTCCAGCTCCTCGTCGATCACCTGTTCGTCGCCGGCACGAGCAGCAGCCAGCGCTGCGTCGAGCCGCTCGAGGAACTGGTCGGCGATGACGATGAGCTCCGCGAACAGGTCCGCGTCGAACTCGACCCACTCGACGTCCACGCCGAACGGGTGCCCGGACTCGAACGCGCCGGGCTGCCCCTCACGGAGTTCCCACGCGTACAGCGACCGCTTCGCTCCGAGCACGCCCATGACCCACTGCTGCTGGATCGCGTAGCCCTTCTTCCGGTACGCCTCCGTGCCGACGCTGACGTCCATGCCAGCGGTCTTGATCTCCGACACCTCGAGCTCACCCGCGTCGTTCAGGCGGACACCGTCGGGCGACGCCAGGTGACGTGCGTTCGACGCCGAGCGGAACACCCGCGACTCCGGCAGCATCCCGTGCGACACCCGCAGCTGCTCCGCGATGACCGGCTCACGCTCCTTGCCCCACAGGATCACCGGTGTCGAGAGCAGCGTCGCGGTGGCGGCTGCCTCCCGTGCCTTGTCGTCCGGAGCGAGGAGCAGCGCGCACTTCTGGTCGATGAGCTTCTGCTGCGACGTGTACGCCGAGAAGCCGTGGGCGATGAGCCACAGGTCCCGTACCTCTGTCGCCGTGGCACCCTGTGCCCGGGCGAGCAGCCACTGCGTCCGGTCCTGGTCCGACGCCCCGGCACGCGCCTCGAGCTCGGCGGGGAGCGACGTCCGCACCGCGGGGCTCACTGGTCGCCGCCGAACGGGCTCGCCAGGGCGGCACCGAAGTCGGTGACCGTCGCGTCCGGGTCCTCGTCGTCCGCCGGGGCCTGCTCAGCGTCGAAGATGCCGAGCGTCTCGTTCCCCGTCCGCACCTGGTACGCCGACTGCTGCAGCCCCTGCGCCGACACCAACAGGTCACCACCCATCGGCTCGATGTGCACGGCCTTCACCAGCGTCGACTGCCCGTCCGCGTTGTCACGGTGCTCGATGACCTCGTACGTGACGATCGCCGTCACCTTGTGCCCCAGCTGCGCGTGAGCCAGCGCCCCGTCGACGTCCACCTCCTGCAGGCCGTCCCGGGTTTCTTCGAGCTTCCGCTTCATGATCTGCACGCTCACGACGCGCTCCCTTCGTTGATAGGCCAGGACACTGCGCCCATGGCCTCGATCTGCTGCTTGCTCGGCTTTCCATCGATCGGTGAGCCGAAGGACCGCGCACCCATCGCCGCGAGGGCGAGAGCGTCGGCCACGTTGTGGTCCCGGATCGTCAGATCGGGATGACGGGCCCGCATCGACGCGAGCACCGCCCGCTTCTGCGCCTTGCCGTCGTTGGCGGCGTACTTCGCCCGAGTCCGGGGTGACACGATGACGACGACGTGACCGCACGCGAGGAGCGGGCCACGGACCATCCACCGCTGCGCGTGCCGCTCGTCCGGCTTCCCGAACCGAGAACCCCACGACGGCCCCTCGAGGACGACGAGCGCCCCGGCCGGCACCTGGCGGAGCGTCCTCTGAGCCGTCGACTCGATGCGACGCCACGACAGCAGCGGGTCGTCCGACGCAGCTGCATCGACCCGTTCGAGCGACACCTGCCCGTCTCGGATCACCGCGACCCCTGTGCTCGCCAGAGACAGGTCCAGGCCGACGATGATCACGAGCCGCACCGCAGGTGAGTCCACGTCCACCGCAACGGCACCAGCCCGACCGTGTTGCACGCCGAGCACGCCTGTGGACGCTGCAAGTCCGCGATCTCTGCGCCGTGCTCCTCGCAGACGAAGGACACCGCGTCGCAGTGGTTGCACCGCATCGCCCACTCCGACGGCTTCGCGCACCGCTCGACGTGCTCCTGCGTCCGCCGCGTCCGCTTCTGGCACTGCGGGTACTCCGCGAGAGCGATCTGCAGGTGCACCGGCAGCTCCACGGCGCTCACCGGCTCATCGCTTCGTCGGCGGCGATGATCGCGGCGGCGATGCGCTCGGCGTGCTTCACGAACATGACGTTCTTGCTCGGCGCACCGTGCTTCCACTCGTTCGCCACCTTGAGCATCCCGTCGAGCGAGTCCCAGAGTTCGGGGTTGCCCGCGGTACCGACGATCAAGGCCTGGTCTGCTCCGGAAGCGTTCGCCCAGGTGCCGAGCAAGAAGCCGTTCCACGGGTCACGTGCTCGCAGCTCGTTGCTGGTCGCGCTGATGCCCCACGGGCCAGGCGTGCTCCCCTTGCGCCACTTCGCGAGCGCGGCACGGGCCTGCTGGATGTCGGCGCTCATCGGACACCTCGCGGCGGCGTCAGCATCGCGACCGCACCGATCAGCACCGACACGACCACCAGGAGCAGCAGGCCGCCAGCGATCGGGACCTCCACCACCCACGAGATCAGCGCGACGACGATCGCGAACAGGAACCACGGAGCGCCACGGAGGAACGTCCGCTGCCCCTCCGTCGTCCCAGTGATCGGGACCGGCAGCGTCGCATCGAGCGGGACCTCGACGACGGACCGCTCGCCGAGCTCGTTGCGAATCGTGAGCACGACCTGGTCGTGCACCTGAGCGGTGGAGTGGACGCGCCAGATGTGGCCGTCGTGGTCGAAGATCAGCTCCTCCGAGCGGATCAGCGCAGCGAGCTTCCGCCCGGCTGCAGGCATGGAGGTACCACGGAACATGTCGTTGCCCCTTCGGGGTGAGAGAAGTGATCCCGCCGGGCTGTCGGTAGCCGGGCGGCAGAAGATCAGAGGGGGAGAGAGGTCAGGCGGCGTCGCGCTGCGCGGCGACGTACGCGCGCAGGTCGCCGAGGCGGTACTTCACGAGGCGCCCGACCTTCGTCGCGACGGGCCCCTTCCGGAGGCGACGCCACTCGTAGAGGGTCTTCACCTTCAGGCCGAGGTACTCGGCCGCCCTGGCGATGTCGACGAGCTGCTCGTCGTCGGGTCGGGTCTGAGCGAGGTCGATGCTCACGAGGCCACCGCCAGCGCCTCAGCGCGCTGCGCCGCCGGCTTCGTCCGGGGCATCAGCTCGTACGTGACGAGGCCGAGCGCCTCGGCGATCGCGTTGAGCTCCTCGACGTCGAACGCGACCTTCCCGGACAGCTTCCGGGACAGCGTCGCGCCGGAGATGCCGGTCTTCGTCGACACGGCGGACTGCGTCAGGCCGGCGCGTCCGATGGCCGCTCGGACCTCTCCCGCCACTTGCTCGCTGTAGCTCTGTGTTTCCATGTGGACCAGTATGCGCCCATGTGTGTCCGCCGCAAGGGAGACTTGTGGTTGTTTCCATTTCTGGCTAGTTTTTTCCACATGGGAACGAACAGTCGTGAATTGGGTCCGCTGAGCCAGGCAGTGAGCGCTGAGCTGCGTGCGGAATCGAGCCGCCGCAACATCGGCGTCCGCGAGCTCGGCGAACGCAGCCGGCTCCCCTACTCGACCGTCTCCAAGAGCCTCCGCGGCGCCCGCGTCATCGACGTCGAAGAGCTCGGCCGCCTCTGCCACGGACTCGACATCGAGCCCGCCGAGATCCTCCGCAACGCCGAGATCGCTATCCGCCGGCACGGTGCCACCTACTTCGACACCCTCGCTGCCGCCGACGCCGCAGACCTCGCACGCTGGGGCCTGAAGCCGAACCTCAGTGTCGTACCCACCCCGCAAGATGAGGACACCTCCGAGGACTACGACGTCATCCCTGACACGTCGCACCTCGAGGCCCTCCCCAAGGCCGCACGCCGCGGCCAGCGCAAGGCAGACGAACCGGCTGCCGACTGACCACCCACGGGGGCAACGTGAGAGAGCTGATGGACATCGCACGGGACTACGGCGTCCGCGTCGTCATGGGGCACCTGCCCGATGACCTCCTCGGCGCCTACTCCCCGCTCGAGAGCCGCATCTACCTGGACATCCGACTGACACCGTCCGAGCGGCGCTCCGTCCTCGCGCACGAGCTCGGGCACGTCTTCCACGGGCACACCTGCGACACCGGCCGGGACAGCGCCATCGAGCGCCAGGCCGACTCCTACGCCGCGACGCTGCTCGTGCACCCCGAGGACTACGCAGCCCTCGAGCGCGTCAGCCCCGACACCCACTACATCGCCGAGGAGCTCAACGTGACCCCCGCCGTCGTCCACGACTTCCGCCGCTACGTGCTCCGCAAGTTCGGCCCCCGCATCTACGCCGGCCACCGGCTCGTCAGCGCCTGATGCCCCGCCCACCACTCGTCCTCGGCACCTGGGGGCAGATCACCCGCAGCCGCCGCGGGAAGCTCTGGGTCGCGAAGGCCCGCTTCCGCGACTTCGACGGCGTCACCCGACTCGTCGAGCGCACCGGCTCCACGGGCCGTCAGGCGGAGGACACGCTCGTCGAGCACCTCCGGGACCGGACACGCCTCCACGGCGGCGAGATCACCGCCGAGAGCCACGTGCGGGTCCTCGCCGACCGCTGGTACGACACGCTCCTCGAGCGGAAGGTCGCATCCGGCACCCTCGAGGCGTACCGGCGATCGCTCCGCACCCACATCGAGCCCGCGCTCGGCGCTCTCCGGATCCGCGAGGTCACCGTGCCCGTCGTCGACAGGCACCTCGGCGCGCTCATCGCGAAGTCCCCCTCGGCGGCGAAGACCGCCCGGGTGATCCTGAAGGGCATGTTCTCCCTCGCCGTCCGGCACGGCGCCGCCGGCACGAACCCCGTCACCGAGGCACGCGCCGTCGCCGTCACCCGCGGCGAGGTGCTGACCATCGCATCAGCCGACGTCGTCGTGCTCCGGCAGCGGCTCCGTGCCTGGGACACCGGCATCGACAAGGGCGGCCGGGTACGCACCGCGGAGCTCGGCGACCTGGTCGACATGCTCATGGCGACCGCCGTCCGGACCGGCGAGCTGCTCGCCATCCGGTGGGTGGACGTCGACCTCGGCGCCGACGTCCCGACCGTCACGATCACCGGCACCGTCGTCCAGGTCCGCGGCGAGGGCCTGCAACGCCAGGAGCACCCGAAGACAGCCTCGTCGTGGCGCAGGCTCCCCCTGCCCCCGTTCGCCGTCGCCATGCTCATGCAGCGCCGCGCAGACGCCTACACGGAGTGGGTGTTCCCGTCGTCGACCGGGACGCTCCGCTCACCGAACAACATGCGCCGGCAGTGGCGCGACTTCCGCGACCACCACGGGTACGACGACTGGATCACCCCGAAGTCGTTCCGGAAGACCGTCGGCAAGCTCATCCGCGACGGGGTCGACCTCGACACCGCGGCCGCGCTGCTCGGGCACTCGAACACCCGCGTCACCGAGCAGCACTACACAGGCCGGATCCACGACGCGCCTGACGTCCGCGAACACCTCGAGCAGCTCGGCCGCTGA